AGTACACACGCTAGTGTTTATTTTGGCAAAGTACACAATGAAGACTAGAAGATACACGCCTATTATTACTAAAGTAGTGAAGTCCATGCAAAGTACCAATTAAACCTAAGATGATCAGGAAAACGGTAGTGTTGTGGGATTTAGCAAGAGTTTTGGAAAGGGAATGTTGATTGGGTCTTTGGAAATACTTGATAGTTTTAGTACCGTCTTTGTACTCACCTCCAAAAGGAAGGTTGTGCAAATGATCACCTACTTTGGGAGAGTGATCAGAAATGAGAACAAAGGCAAGAAGCACTAATCCTAAAGCAAGTACAGTGATTTGGTAGGTTTTCTGGGGATTAGGGGGAGGAGTCAAAGGCATCAGGACCTAGAATAAGAAGGGAGTCAGTGTGTCTAGTCAGGCCAATGAAAAGGAGGTGACGTTCTTCTTCAGGAATCTCAGAAATCTTGCAGGCTAAGTACAACGTTACAGTAGGCCACTGATAACCAATCACGTCTGAGACTTTGAAGAAAGGGGCTTGATGTAAGCAAAGGATTAGGTAGGTGTCAGGTTGAAACGCGAGGATGGTACCTACTGGGTCAACTAAGTAGGGTGAGCCAAATGAAATGTTATCCTGGGTAACAAGGCTTGTGATGTTAGATTGGAAGGCTTGGTTGAGAAGGTTACAAGTGTTGGGGCCAAATCTATAGGTGGTTTCTAATGTGTAGTGAGGTTCAAAGAGATTATAAGTTGGTGCTTGGTAGGGGTCAGTGAAGACAAACTCGAAAGATGAATCTAAGTCGGCGAACGGGAGTTGGCCGTACTCATCCAAAATGTCGAGTGCACCTCTTTTGAATTGGGCGAAGGCTTTAATTGTAGGGTTGGAGAGAGAATAGGGGTCTGGTTTGCCTAAGGTGTAGGCTCTAGCGTTGGGTAGGTCTGAAAGAATTTTCCTGATTACAGTAGATTTACCGGAGCCTGCAATAGCATGGACGACGATAGGTTTGGATTTGGCGAGTCTGGTGCGGGTAAAACCATGGGAGCTGAGGAGGTGGTGAATGTGATCCATCGCTACTTTAGGTCTCTTAACCCGTAATCAAGGATGTCTAGGGCGGTAGCTTGACCAGCGAGAATAAGTGACCTTGTAGCAAGTTGGTGGTGTTCTGCTTCACTCTCATTGTATAGCTCATGTAATTCATCACCAAGTTGGTATGCGAAGGCATGGTCTAGAGCATAACTTCTTTTGACTTCATGGAACTTGTTGATGTTCTTTTGGAGTTCAATGCTCATGTTCATTTTTTCTGGTTTCTTGATAATGCCTTTTGGTGAGATTGTCCACCCGCAAAATTCAGCAAAGTCTCCCTGGGTTTGAGTGTTGAAAACTGGTTTACCTTTGAGTTTCATCAGATGTTCAATCATGTTGAAACTGGGCTTGACTGAAGCGACGTAGTCAATGGACATATCATCACCAGCGTACACCTGTGCAGCGTCACAGGGTATGTTAAACTTGGTGTGTGTGTAAGCAATGTTTGCCTCAGTGTTAGCATCAAAAGTGGGACCTTCACCAGAGAGTCTCATGATGCTAAGGGTGCCCAGAAAGATCTTGGCATGTGTTTTGATTTGAATATAGCCTTCAATGAC